CTCGAAACCGGGAACCTGGACGACGACCGTCCGCCGTCCGGCCCGACTGCGCGATTGCTCGCGGAGAAGACGATCAAGACTCTCCCGGTACCAGAAGGCATATCGACGAGGGAGCGCCATGAGCGCCCCGCGATTATCCCCTCGAGCACGAGCGCCTGATGGCTACGAACGCAGACGACGTACTGACCAATGTCCTGATCCGCGCGTGTAAGATCTTGCGCGAAGGCGTCTCGAGCGACGACTTCACAGACTACCAGTACCATGTGACCGAGGAGATTCCGAAGATGGAACTGGCTCGGCAAGCGCTGGTGGTGGCGTCGGATCGGGATTGTAGCGATGAAATCATCCAGGGCCTGACGGACGAACTCTTCCACTCAGCCCTCAAGGTGGCCATGGGCTCCATGCTCATGCTTGGGAGCTTCCCGCTGTTCTCCATGGTGGAGGACACGATGGTGAACGAGGTGACGAGCAATGCCTAGAGACTGGAGGCCGAGTTCATGAGTGAATCAAACACGATTTGCCCGTATTGCGAGCGCGAACCTGGATCCCGGCACGACCGCTTGTTCGTGGCCGGATTACGAGTGGGATCGATGTGCCCCAGATCTAGTGGCGAGCAGAAGAAGCTTCGCGTGAAGTTGAAGAGCCGGCTTTTCTGGACGAAGGGGCCAATGCTCGTGAAGGCGGGGCGCTGGCGCATGCCAGTCGCGATGTATAACCCGGGTGTGCCGTACGTGAAGCCCCCGAAGCCATGGTATGCCGGCGGACTGCCCGGCAGAGGAGGTCCGGACAATATGAAGGAAGAGGTATCTGACTTCGTGAATCAGCTTCGCGATGTGGTGAAGGCGGCTCAGGCATGAACATGAACAAAACTCAAGTACTGTCGTACGCCATGCTATACTCCTGCTTGGTGTTTTCCTCGCGGTTGGCGCTAGTTGGATTGACCGTGCTGGCCGGCGTGGACCTCTCGATAGGCGGAGCGGTGCTTCTTTGCTACGCCTGCCATGTCTTCGCGGGCACTTGGGCCGCAGCCAATCTCTGGGCCATCAGCGCGATCAACGAGAAGAATCTGAACGCCGGCTTGCCACCTGAGTTCCGCCACTTGCACTAGAAACGCAAAAAGGGCTCAGTGCCGAAGCACTGAGCCCTTTGTGTAAGCGGCGGCCAGACGTAACCCCCGAAACGCCTGACCGCCAAGCGGGGAGCGTAGCTCGACCCGCCTATTCGCCGATTGACCCTTCTGAGCGAGCTGAGACGAAGAACCGCTGAGAGTCCACTCGTTGAGTCTCACCGATCCCGCTGAAAAGCCCGAAGCCGTAGGATCGCCTGTAACGCTACTTCTCAGGAATCGGGATGTACCGGACCTGGGAAGGATTTCAGGCCTAGTCCTCGACGGACTCCAGCTCCTCAATCATTTTTTCGATCGAATCGTTTGCGTCTTCGACCAGACTGAAGACCTGATCGATCTGGGAGCACGCATCGGGAACGATCGCCTCGACCTCGGGGATCTCGCACTCGCCGCCGCGGATGCGGTCCGTCGCGACGATGACCTTGTCGGCCGCCTCCAGGATGATCGCCACCTTGCGGGCGAGGGGCTCGAGCGAGGTGCCGTCCACGAGCACTCCGACCTTCTCCTTGAGGTAGGAATAGTGACTGCGAACGGACGAATACCGATCGCGTACGCCATCTTTCCACACACCCAGCGACGCGCAACCGGCCAACCCGATTGAGAGCGCCGCTACCAAACCCACGAGGGCTTTCTTCATCGTCCGTTCTCCTCTAATCGTCCAGCTCGAAATGAACCAGATCCATGAAATTCTGATCGTTCAGGTCGTAGTCTTGGTCCCAGTCCCCGCCCCAGCGGAGCTTGATGCCCATCTCTTCCGCCTTCGCTATCACGTAGCCAGCGAAAAAGTAGAAGCGCTTGGTGTCCTCCCAATCGATCGGATACGGCGCAACGTCCACCGCACGCGATGGGTATGAGTTGTGCATTCCGTCCGGCCACCGAACCTTCGACCGGCCTGTTTGCTGGTACTTGTTCTGTCGCTGCTCGCCTCGATGCCCTTCCAGTATCGCGCAATCGTGAGTCACCACGACTTTCCGAAAGAGCTGCTGCAGTTTGCATTCCGCCGTTCGCAACCGGTATTCCGATTGGCGTCCGAAGTTGGGCATTCTTCCTCCTAGAGCAAAGTGACGGTGAAGACCTGCATATGCCTTTGTAGTGCAGTCAATCCGCTGGTTTTGTTCCTAATCCTGAAATCAGCTCTGACCGCGAAGGGTCCTGTGGGTGCGCCAGAATCGATTTTGATCTGGGCTCGAGTGTATGTAAAGCTCGTCCAGCCTGCGCCGAGGGGACTGTCTCTGATCTCTTGCCGAAGCAGACCGCCGCCGATATTGTCGTAGAAATTGAGCAAGTACTCAACGTCCGTGTCCTGTGACCCTGGAGTCCCGACGTTCGCATCTCGAATCAGAATTTCATCGTTCGCTCTGTGTTCCCAAGTGAAAGCGGCATCGTTTGCGCCGATGTCTGACACTAGGAGCAGCCGGGTGCCATTCACTCGCAGATTTGCTTGAAGGTGCGGCCTCGCGATGCGGTCAATCGCAGTGATGGAGATAGTACTGGCGTCTGCGATAGCCAACACGTCCTGAGTGGTTTCAGTAATGTGTTTGATGTCTACCGACTCTGTCGGGGATTTCTCCAGGGAGATGGCGTTTCCGTCCGAAAGGAAATACACGTTTGCCCCAATTAGATGATTTTGAGCATGTGTGTCAAGTAGCCCACGATGGATATTCGTGAACGTAAAAGTTCCATCTCCGTTGTCCGCGAAGGTTTCCCAACCGAATATCTCGTCTAGGCTTCCATCCACCGCCGAGCCTTCAATCAATGCGATATTCAAGCCGGATTGAATGTTCGTGGATGTATCGTCGGTTAGCGTATCCATGCCGCTTGTGCCTACGAGGGTGAATCCCGTAGCATCCACATCAGCAGTGGCCTCAGTGTACGCCGCTTGAAGCGATCCGAACGGAGTCATGGAGTTGCCGAATCCCTCCTCGGCAAAGCTCCCGGTTTGCGTATCGTCGACAAACTGAGTGAACTGAACATGTACGCCGTTCGGTGCAGCCACCAAGGACATGAGCCTGGCGCCAGTTTCGGACGGAGGGAACGTGTCGGTGTCTTGGTTCCTCAGGATAAAAGGCACCTCGCGCTCAATTTCGTTTACCGCCGCTACGGCGTCGGCCGTAATGGGCACCCAGCCGCTGTCTTCTGATGGCGCGAATACTGTTTCGCCAATGCCGAAAATATCCTGCACAGCATGAATCTCGATCTCGCCATCAATCGGCGTGCCGAGATCGATTGGGCCAACTCGCATTACCATGTCCACGATGCCGAGATCATCCCACTGAAATCGGAATACGTCGCCAGGCGCGAGAAAGAAGGCCTCGCGATTCATCTTGAACTTGGCCTTGGCGAGAGGGAATGCTGCAACTCGAAGTTCGCGAGCCGCGATATCGCGTGCAGTGCTCTTATGCTTGACGCCAGGATAGGTCTGATCGTCCCGAAGATGTCGCCCCTGGGTCCGAAAATTCGCAGTATCCTGCGCCATGGCCCCCGTATTGATGAAGTCCTGGTTCCGATCGATGTATTTGATGTTCATGTGGTTTCGCGTGGACGACCATCCGCCTCGGCTAAATTGCTCCAGTTTCGAAATGTTCGTTTCGTTGAAGATGGGGAGGCTGGAGAATACAAAGTCGGCTCGCACGAGCTTCAATGAGAATACCCCATCCGAGTTCTGAAACATCAAGCCATCGATTTGGGCTAAGATGATTTTGATGATCTCTTCGCCAGACTTAAATGTATTGAGGAGCAAGGAAACTCCGTTCTCTTCGGTCGCGAGTACGGCATGCGCCGATACAAAAGTCGGTATGTCGATTTCAGACACATCGAGCCCTACGCCCCAGACGTCATTTGTCAAAACCTCAAACATGACTTCTGCCGGGTTGGCATCGCCATTTTCCACATCGCCACGAATGATCGTATCGCCGGAGTTCGCTCCATGGTTATCCGCGAGACCTGTCGGGAAGCGTGTGATGCGAAATACCCAATTGCCCAAGTTGGGTCTTTCGCCTATCTCGCCATGTTGCCAAACAATATGACACACATCCACGTACGCAGGCTGCAAGGTGGAGTCGCCATCTGCGGGTCCATTGTTGATCAAATAGGAATTGATGTCCTGATCTGGAGTGCCTCCGTAGACCTTGAAGGTACCGACCATTCCTCCACCCTTTTCCTTCCCACCGAAAAGATTCTCCTTGGATATGTCGTAGTCCAGACCAGCGTTACCGAACGGACCTATAATTGTAGTTGATGCTTCCTTGTCGCCTGCTTCGAGACGCGTCAAGCGATCAATCGGCCCATAGCACAGAACGATGTCGACACCGATGAAATATCTATATCCGACAGTAATTTTTTTCGAACTGAACATGCCGGTCTTGATCTTCTTCTTGATTTTGACAGTACTAAGGTCTCCATACCAAATGACATTCGGACCCTTGATGTCAATCGTACCCCACATGATTGGCACCGTTCTCGTTTCGTCCGCAGTCGGGACCTGAAAATCTCCAAGGCCCGCGGGTTTGGCGTCTTCGATATCAGGTTTGGGCGAGAGCAACGCGCTGACGAGGAATAGCGCGACGGTCACGAAAAGCATAATAATCAGTTCAGCAGACATTACTTGTCAACCTCGATCTCGAAGGGGTTTTTGCGTGGTACATATGGGAACCCACCATATTGCTGATGGTTTGAGAACTTGACCCTGCATGTAGCGAAGTTGTGATCGCACCCCGCTAGCAATGTCAAAGAGCTACCGATGCTCAGATTCTGGTAGCCGATGAGTACACCAAATTCCACGATGTTCCCTCCGAGGTCCACCGTAGAGAGTATCGATCGTTGCTCCAAGTTTGATCTGCTTAGGACCCCGCCATTGAAGTACGCCGCGTCCGCTGCTACTTGAGCAGAGAGCTGCAAGCCGGTGTCAACGATCGTGTTCGATCCACCGTTAACAGTTACAGTTAGGCCATCAGCGCTTATGGCAGAGACGGTTGTGGCCATCGAGAAGTTCGATTCCTGCACCTTGCACCGGGTGTCGAACAGAATATGATTGCACAGACTCCGCATCGTCTGTCTCGGTATTGGCTTCCCAAGGAAATTCACCGTCGATACGACGTTGACCCTGGCTTCGTTGCCAAGGAATCCAACGTTCTCAATTTGCCCGCTGAACAGAATCATCGTCTCAGGGGTGCCTCCGTCTGTTGAATGCTGCCGATACACGACGACCTTGTCAGAAGTGGCGGGCAGACCGATCACATAACGGCGAACAAGGGGGTCAGTGTTTGGGAGTTTCAGCACGAGGGTGGCGCGGGTATTGATGCTCTCTTTGCCGGATGAAGTCCTGGAGATTTCAGTGGGCACATATATCGATCCGCCGAAAATGACTTCTTCCTGGCCGGACGTATAGAGAAACGTCTCTTCTAGGTTGGTGAACCTATACAGTTCAATTGGTTGCCCATCTTCAACGCTCTCTTCTACCACGGCTAAGGACATTATATTCGTACTCCAGCTAGGGGGATTCGCACGGAATAGACTCCTCTGTCGAGGTGGTGTATTTCGACCGTATCGCTGTCGAGCCGTACCTTGTACAGATAGCTGATTCGCTTGATCTCAGAGATATCTATGATTTGGCCGAGCGAGCTATCTATCTCAAGCTCCTCGCGCGCGGGCAGACCAATTCCGACAGTAGCCGATATGATCTTCCGAAAGAAACGCGTCCCGTCATTCAGCTCAATCATGATGTCGCCAAAAGGCGCGAGGCCTGTGGGATTGAAGCGAGAGTAATCTACAGGCACCACGTCAATGTTCGTGTCTGCCGCGCCGATGGCGGTTACTAGCTCGAAGTCTTTTCTCCAAGACGGCACGTAAAACGACTTCTGGCGACCAAGCAATCCATACAGCCTCTTTCGAAGTAGGAACGATTCCGCTTCCGTGTGCGTCTCGAACCCCTTCACGAAATTGAGCTGTGGGCTGAGCCTTCGATCGAGCGAAACAAACCTACCTGTTTCCGAATCGAAGATTTGAAATTTGCCTTTCAGGCCTTCTTCAATCGTGTTGCCATCGATGAAGTTCGGGTCATCAAATACGACAGTGCCATCATGCGTCACAAGTCCTGATAGGTCGGCGAGATCAGTGATTGATTCCGCCAGCCATTCACACCTGAATCTTTGGACCTCGCCCGTCTGGTAGGTTTGCCATCCGCTATTGTCATTCAGCACACTGACCTGAATAGGAATGAGGCTAGTAGTCTCTGCGTCATGCGCTTGCGCTACGGGACGCTCTAGGGTCACGGAGCCCGCAGCCAATCCGCCCACTGCGATCTGCACGACTTCAAAGTCGTCATAGGCACGCCACAACACGACCAGTTCTCTCACCTCGGCCGTGGAGTCACGAAAGTCTGCATCTGTAGTGGTGACTTGAATGACTGTCTCGCCAATCGCCATGTCAGAATTTAGCGATCGAGCGAAGTGGAATAGTGGTACTCCAAAAGCTTTTCCAAGCCCGCCGAATAGAGAATTCTGCGCTACTCCGCGCTCTTTCGGATCGTTGATCAGATACTCTAGGTCAAATTTCTGACGCGGAAGCTTTCTTGATCGGATACGTTGCTCCGAGCCGTCCCACGATTCGATTATGTTGGTCTTCCAAAGCAACCCTTCGGTGTATCCTCGCTGCGGGCAGTGACTGAACAGGGTGATGCGCTGACCTGTAATCTCCAGGGTTGGAGCCGAGGTTACCCAACCAGTGCTCGAGGGGTTCGTAGGCGCGTCGGCAAATACATCCGCATCGGTAATGCCGGAGCCGCCAGTGAGATCTCGGGGCACAGTGCCAAGGTCTTCGCCGATATCAGGAGACGGCTTCATACCGAGTCTGTAGTACCGGCGAAGTGTAGCCGCGGATACATAATCTCCGGAGTTAATGGTCCAGTCCGGGGTATCGCCAGCGCCTTGATTATAGATCGCCAAGATCTCAGCGTCAGAGAGTTCATTCGTCCATAGGCCCCAGGAGTGCATGCGGCCCTGACCAGTTGCAGACTCTCCGGTAATGCCGGTCAAGATCAGCCTTCGAATGCTGAAGAGCTGATCTACGTGGTCATCTACGCCAATGACGGTCCACGCTACGATGACGCCATCTCGATACAGGCGCAAGGCATCAGCTTCAGGCCCAGCAGCTGCTTTCACTATGGTGAAGTTCACCCAGGTGTCTACGTCAGGAGTCTCTGTGGGATAGTCACGCGTCTTGATGTCTCCTGCGTCTCCCTGATCGACAATTTTGATGCGGTACGAATTCGTAGCGACTGTGTAGCTAAAATCAACTGTGTTGAAAGTTCCGGTCGGCGGGCGAATGGAGAAGACAGATGATGTGCCAGTAATGGCCGGTTTCCACCACAAGGAAATTGTCCATTCATCCGCCACGCTCCAATCGACACCTGTCGGGCTCTCAAGTGTTTCGGACGTAGAAAAATCGACGCAATTGCCATCGGGTTCAGGCCCGAACTGGAATGTGTAGAGCGCATCGATCTCGGCGGCGCCGAGTTCATCTATATCCACGTCGTACGTGAAAGATGCAAGCGTGGGGAGGATGGTGGGGGCAACGCCGGGAGGCGTAGGCTGGTTGATCGTGAGGGAATCAGTGCCAAATTCAGAAATCGAATTTAGATTTTGCGGGGTGAAGAAGCCATTCCAGATCTCAAATTCCACATTCGTATCCGTTAGCACGTTCCCCAACGCGAACAGTGGAGGGGAGATATGAATCCGATTGTAGAAGTCGCCTTCGTACAATACGCACAAATTCCCGGGAAGCGTACCGAGACGATTCCTGCCAGGATTGCCGAGTACGATATCCGCAAAGGGCGCGGCGAGTATCATGCCCTCCCACCCGTCTTCGCTAAGCGGCGGGGTTTCGTCGGGCGCTGCGAGCTTGCCGGGATTGTCGAGTGGGGATCCCATCACGTTTGCGAACGAAACAGAAATGCCCGGCTCGCTGCTGTCTACAGGAATCGTATTCAGCACGCGGAAACCAATCAGGTCGAAAGCCCCGGTGGTCTCTTCTAGAAAATCCGCCAGCACATCAGCCATGGTCTACGTGTTCCTTCGGTACGCATAACCCATCTGATTCGAAGTCTG